AATATAAACATATTAAAAAAGATTATTTTTTGCAAATGATTTGAATTTGAAGTAATGAAAAAAGACTTTAGCTTTCACTAGGGTCTTTGTCTACATAGCACCTCAAAAAGTATGTGACAAATGATTTGTTTTATTATTGAAACTGTTATGCACGTTTTTGTTTTTGTTTGGAATAAAATCTTTAACAGTGGACCTTACATCTATGATTCTTGGTGAAAAATTTTTACTCTCTAAAAAAACTTTTGATCTCGTGTTAGTATCTTTAATCAACTTAACCATTTGTAGTCCTCCTTAATTTATATCCTAAATTATCATCCAAATTAAAGTAATGCTTTCTTTTTACCCATATAGGTCCTTCACTAGGAGTAATAGCAAGTACATCTATTGGACCTCCAACAGTTTCTATTGAAGTACTATATTTCCGTTTAAAACTTGTAAGATTTATTAAAGTTTCAGCAATGACTGATGTTTCTTCAACTGGCAATAATGCAATCATGTCCAACATCGGGTCTATATACATTTTCCGTTGTATTTCAGACAAGTGATCTATAATTTCAGTATACTTTTCCTTCTCTATACCGTCAAATTTCACAGATTGATCAGCAAGAAATTGAGATAACTGTGGATCAATACCTTGAACAACAGTATTTACAACATCATCTTGAGCAAAAGGGATTATAGTCGACTTAAGCTCTGAATGTCCTTGACCAATTCGAGCGTTAACATAGGAGGAATATTTAAATTCATTCATAATAAAAGAATATATTCTAAACGAAATCAAAGATGGAAGAATCTCGTCCTCGCCGTATCCTGCAATCACAATTCCTGTTGCTGAGAGGAATAAGTTATCTCTGATTAGCGTAAAATAAATCAACTCAAATAAATCAAAACTTATGGCTTCCGAAACTTCATCTATAGTTGAGATATTATAAAGAACACTTAAAAAAAGAGGGTAATACTTTTCTTTAAATTTAGCTGCATCTAATTCTATAATATATTCTTGCCCAAATTGGTTTTTGATATTCTTAATTGCTTCTCGTAACAGAGCAATCAAGACTTCTGAATCAATTTTTTGCCCCTGTGATATCAGAAAATTAATTGTCTCCTCCGTGTTTGAGAAAACCGTATTAACTACCTTACTTATAAAGACTTTAATATATTTATCTTGAATTTCATCGTTCTTTAAAAATTTGTTTGTTCTCAAATATTCTACAAAAGAATTTGCATAATCTTCTATTTTACTCTGTTTTGTGTTTCCTATGTACTTCCTATATTCCCCTATTATGATATCCCAAGGAGTTTCCATAAATTCACCATTTCCATAAACCATAATACCCACAGAATGATTTGAACTAAGCGTAAATAGTTTCCTTGCAGAATTATATACTTTATTGTCACCTATTGTTGAAGCTGAGTCAGACGCTAATACTATGCCACTTTTATTTAAAATTGCTATTTCAGCAGTCATTAGGACACCTCGAATACGTTTTTATTAATTATCACCTTTCAAAACAATTTTGTAAATAGGATTTTTATACAACTTATCCTTTTTTAAAAGTGACACAAATAAACACTATGTATAAGCCCGCAAAAGCGGGCTATTTGTTTACCATGGAAGTTTATTGTTGTTCAACGCTCTTTGCAAAGCCCTAACCATATCGGACTTAGGGCTGATAATACCATCAACCGTCGTCCCTAATGCTTTTTGCATCGCTTTGATTGTTGCTTCACCACATAGACCATCAATTACACCAGAATAATATCCTCTTGCTTTCAGACCCATCTGGATTGCTCTGATAACATCAGATCCAATCAAAGTAGTATCAAATTCTGCGGAATGAATATTTTGATTGTACTTTTGTTTGTATTGGTGACTAATCACTTTATCTCTAGTTGTATTGTAGTATTCTTGCAAACGTAGAGTGACGAGTGGTCCCCATTGACCATCGATTGCCAACTTGATCATTTGAGCACTGTTGTCAGTATTTACATCAGCATTACCACTTGCAACAATTCGATAGAAATGATGCGTTAATCGAGTGCTCATGTACGAATCATGGCTATCAGTATGGATTCCGTTCCAATAATAGCTGCAATGAATAAAACTCTTGTTACTCAAAAAGATACCGGTGTGCCCCTCCGATCCATGAGAAGCCCCAGGAGTTCCAGCGATAAAGATATCGCCTCGTCTCACTTCTGTACGGCTAATTTTCTTGAGCACTGTTCCATTCATGGAAAATAGCGTTTCTGTATTTCCCATTGATCCTCTTGGCAGGTAACCTCCTGCAATCAACGAGAAGAACACAGCGCTAGAACAATCGTAGCTATTTGGACCTAAACGACTTATCATGGAATAATTGACTCGCCCTTCCTTGCTTGTCATCCATGAAATCATGTTTTCAATAGACATCGCTTATTTCTCCTTTCTTTCTGTGAACTCCTGTCCATCGCCATAATCGACTGTATCTTTCTTTGGCTGTTTATAGGTTAATGCTTGCTGGCTATCTGATATACCACTAGTCGTGGGATCATTGACAATACCAACGATTACCAATACTGCAAAAACCGTATTGACTACAACAATCAACTTATTTACCAGATCGCCGAAATCATATTCAAAACCAAACACTGCAGCAATTGCTTGGACAGCTAATGCCAATGCAGGAATGAGTGCCACCCAAAATGACTTGCTTTTCAATCGTACTTTCCAATTAATGTTTTTCAATTCTATCAATCCTTTCTATGCAAAACGACGTCCATTTTTGTATTAATGTCATTGACTGTTTTGTTCATACTCTCAAATAACTTTTTCTCATCCTCAAGCAATCGCTGTTGCTCGCTGATTAGATCTTGTTGTTTGTCCAATGTGTCCAGAAATTTTGTTCTTTCTGCTTTTGCTTCTGATCGCTCAGTAATCATCATGTGATATGCTTTGTATAGCACATAGAGCAATATTGCAAAGACAATTAGGAACATAACTAAAAACACTTGATTGTTTCTTACCGCCCAATCAAGTGTCTCCTGGCCCTCATTGATATACTCGTGCATATGCCACCTGCTTTCCTAAAATAAAAAGCAACCAGCTAAAAAACTGATTGCTCCAACCACTACATATCCGATTATTTGGTTTCTTCTTGCTTTTTTGCGCTTGCAACGATTTCTGCAACATCTTCCCGAATTGAAGCAGGTACGCTTTCAATAGTACGTTTGCCTTCTACGATATGAGCCGCATATAACATTTGTAGTGCTGAATACATAGATCATCCCTCCTTATCTGGATAAAATCATGTCCGATATTTCCAACAAAGCATCTTGAGTAATTGCCATCTCTTGACGCAATAATTCATTTTCTTGTCTTATTTTTTCTAGTTCCGATGGTTCAGATTCGGTATTTTCATCTACGATTGATCGAATAAACTCGCTCATGAGTTCAGGATTATTGTCAAACTCGTTTGCAAGTATATCTTCAAACAATTCATTTAATTCATCATTCATATACCCCTTGTCCTCAAGAATGATTTTTTTATAGAGTGTTGCAAATCGAGCTCTCTTTTCTTCCATTTTTTGTACTCCTTTCTAGCCCAATCTTACAATGCCAGTGAATGGTAGCCAGTCTCCAGCATTACAATTTGTCCAAGACGTACCATATCGATGCCTAGACATCTTAAAAATCAAGTTTGTTCCATTATCCTCCATCCCTAATAGCCAAACTTGTGCTCCAGAAGCTTGCTCTATTATTGGACAAATTGACCAACTCCCACTGACACCAAGAACTGATTTAGGAATGGAAACCAAATCATATTCTTGTGTATTGTTTGGAAAATTTAACACTTTAGTAGGTGAAACAATCCCAGAGATTATTAACGTTCCTTTGTTTGCAACCTGAACTTTTATTTTAGATCCCTCACTACCGCTATATAATCTAAAAGATGAGGACAAATATTTACTAACATCTACCCAGCTAGGACTTTGAACATCTACTATTTTGGCGTCTACTTCGGCTTTAGTGTAAGCTCCGACATTCCCAGCAGCTATTGCGATATTACTCGTCCCATCGAAAGAAACACCGGCAATAGTCCTTGCTGTCTGCAGCTTTGTGGCTGTTGGCGCATTTCCGGCAATCGTTGTGGCAATACTCGCGTTAGCTGTTCCATTAAATGAGGCACTTCCTGTCACTCCACCAGTTAGAGAAATCGTCCTTGCAGTTGCAAGCTTTGTAGCAGACGGAGCATTACCAGCAAGGGTAGTTGCAATTGATACGTTTCCGGATCCGTCAAATGATGCAGATCCTGTTGCTCCTCCCGATAAAGCAATTGTTCTAGCTGTAGATAACTTTGTTGCACTCGTAGCTGTTGGTGCATTTCCAGTTAAGGTTACTGGAAGAGTGACATTTCCGGAACCATCAAAAGATACAGATCCAGAGGCAGATCCACTTAGTGAAATTGTTCGAGCAGCAGCTAGTTTACTTGCCGATTGAGAATACAAACCTGTTTGCATAACACCATTAGCTAGTGGTATAACAATCCAAGATCCCCAAGTGCTATAAAACTTGCGAACATACATTGTACTGTCATCATATACCGAAAGCCTTTGGATAACTCCCGCAGTTTTCACTACTTCCAATCCAAAAGCTTTTGCTGTTGGGCTATTTTTTAATGTTGCCGCTGTCGTATTTAGGGCGCATACATAATCCCCAGCTGTTTGATAATTATTCAAATCAGCGTCTGTTGGAATAGCTGTTACAGTTGGATTCGCTGTTATTGAAATGTTGCTCGTCCCATCAAATGAAACTCCATTGATTGTTCGAGTATTCTGCAATTTAGTGGCACTGGCAACATTCCCAGATTGAATTTCAGTTTTAGCAGTTGCTACCTTGCTATCCGCTTCCGCTTTTGTATATGCACCAACATTATTGGCAGGAATGGAGATATCCTTAGTTCCGTCAAAATCAATCCCCGCTATTTTTCTTGCCGTTGTTAATTTATTGGCGGAAGCAACTGATCCAGACTGAATTTCTGATTTTGCTGTAGCTACTTTTTGATCAGTGTAGGTTGTTGCTTCAGTCTTTTTTGTATCAGAATATGATTTTGCAGCACTGAGTGTTGATGCATCCCTTTCATCAGCTTCTGCTTTGGTATATGCTCCTGTTTGTCCTGCAGTAACTCCATGTGGATTATCCTTTTTGACAGAATGCAAATCCGTGTAAGACTTTGCACTTGTAAGGACGGCCGCGTCTTTACTATCTGCTTCTGCTTTAGTATAAGCCCCAGTTTGTGCTGCAGTAACTCCATGTGGATTCGATTTATTGTCAGTATGACTCTTAAGATTTGTTGCATTTTGACTGTTGTTTTGTTTGGCATCCTCTAGTCCGTCTTCCCACCGCTGGGCATCTTCAGGATAAATAATGTCTTCATTTTTCCATTGTTTTACCATCTATTTCACCTCAATTCGATACTTAAACAATGTATTTCCATTAATCGGAACGTATACTTTACATTCAGATAGAAGAGTTTCTTCATCATAGAATTCCAACTTCCTCAAAATTGAAATTTCTTCCGGAACTTCGAACTCAATCAGCAGTATAGCTCCCTCGGATACCGAGCTAAATTCACTAATGAGAACCTCATCATTTAATCGGATACTGGTGATCATTTTTTTTATTTCAAGATTGACTTTTGACTTCATAATCTCAGTAATCACTGAAGAATCACCTCGCTCTCTTCTGATCGTCTTAACAGTTGGTCTCTGCCCACTCTGCTTTTCCCAAGTCGAAAATAAGTTAGTGGTGCAATTGCAGCAGTTTCCGCCAATGTAATTTCTTGAAGGTAAGTAGGACTCTGAATATAAACAACATTTGCTGGTTTTATTTTATGAATGATATTTTGCGCTTCTTTAAACCAGTTTGCATTCTCGGCGGCGGTTTCCAGCACCATTTGATACTCGTTATAATTAATAACGAGTAGATAGTTTTCTTTCCCGAAAATTCTATTCAGATGGTCCTTTAAATACGAGAAAGTAAATGGAGGCGTGGACTGCAATCGATTTAGAATCCTTTGTTTTCTGAATTCAAGATCTTCTGTTTCTGGATTGACGAGGATTCCTAAAAGTTGTTCATGAAAATAGATCATTTGCTCATCTGCAGTTTGAATCCATTGATTCTTCTTAACTTTGTTGATATTGTCGTCCACTTCTTGAATCAGTTGGTCCTCCACGTCAAATAGCACATCAAATTCTTTGATATCTTCATACCAATCTGGAGCTAACTCTTTAAGACTCATACGACGCTCACTTCCCCAAGCATCGGTAACTCCTGTTTAATGTTAGACAATACCATTTGCACATCCTCATCTACATTGTTAAGCTTTAATGATTGAACATTGGCCACCCCTAAAACTGACAAAATTGCGGCAGTGATTTGAGAACGAAAAATCCAACATTCATATCCTGACTCGCTACGCTCATCCCATGACTTTCTAACCTTGTCAAAATAGTCTGCTACAACGCTCTTTATTTGATCTTCAACTTGAGGATAGGTAATCCCTGAATTAAGAGTCAATTCAAAAGAAACATTGATTACTTTTTGAGTCGGAGCAGCAACAGTTACTTTATGGCCAATCGGCGCATAACCTAGTCCTTGGCCATCCTTTGTAGGGTCAATCAGTTGTTGGACACGATCAATTAAAACCGAAGAAGCAGAATGGTAGGAATCATCCAAAATAACCAATCTGACGGTTCCTCCTCCATTCCAGACTGGATAAACTTGAACCGCTCCAACTCCATCGATGCCAGATGTTAAATAGTAATAGTCAGAGATATTTCCACCGAAAGTTACAACTTCTTTAGCTTCTATAATTCGCTTTCTTAAATCATCATCCGATTCAGTGTCTCTAGATGGAATCAGAATTTCCGTCAAAACAGCTTCCGCTAATCCGTTAAAATTATCCAGTGGTAGTAAAGTTCCAATAAACTTGTTTCCTACCTCCCCTTCAGTCTCAGCTTGCATTCGATAGGTGCCAGGTTCGGATTCTTCAACAATTACACGATAATAAACTAGATCATCTCCAGTGGAAGAAAACCGACTTCCAATCGCCAAAGAAAATGGACTTCCATCTGCTTTCTTAAATTTTGCACGTACAATAGATTTCGTTGCTTGGATACGGCTCAAACCCGCTTCTTCAGCTCGATAGTCAAGATATTGCCCTGTGGCTGTTGATACAAATGTCTCGAGTAAAATATTTTTCAGCTGCATCATAAATTCTGCTAGTTGATAACATGTTGGTGCTAAAGCATCGTAAATAATCGATCCTTCTCTTGTATCAATGCCTTCTGGAACTTTTGATAGAGCCTTGTTAATAAAGTAATCATAATCATAGGATTCTAAATACTGTCCGATTTCTTCTGGATTCACTCTACATTCACCTCCTGTTCAATTTTTACTTGGCCATAAATAGTCGACACAAAAAAAGAAACCAGAAGTGAACTTCTGCTTTCTTGTGTGATTGAAAAATCTTCCAAGCCAATTATTCGTTCATCAATAGATATTGTTTCTGTAATGACACGCTCGATTTCTGAAATAACTAAATCAATATCTTGGCCAATTAGATTTTGCAATTCAATTCCGTAGTTATCTGTGTAAATAGGCCACGTAAAACGTTCGGTATGTAGCATCTTATCAATGGATTGTCTCACTGCTTCTAAGTCATCAACCCAACCAGCGATCCTACCATTAAGAACTCGATAAGTCCTCGACGGTATTTGTTCAATTACCTCTTCATCCATCTCATCAGCTCCTTTCCAAAACGTAAAATTTTTGCCCTTTGCTCACTCGTAACATACGAACATGATCCCCTATTTGCAGCGGACGAAACACTTGAGCAGTCCCCTGTTTCCCATCTATAGTAATCGTCACCGTTAAATTTCTCACCATCTGAGATAAGATCAAATGTTGGCTTCCAACGCTGTAACGATTATCAATGCGAATTGCAAGGGGATTGATACTCGTTACTAGACCGTAAATCAAGTCCGATAGTTCGCTGTCTTTAGGTCTGTTATCTTTGATGACTCTTGCAAGTTTTTCTCCAGCCATTATGCCACCACCTCAACTTGTAGACTCATCGTATGAACACTTCCGAGGTTATGCACGCAAGAAGTCACGAGAGCTAGACTATCGTTTCCTATTCCATCTTTTTGTAAATCCGAAACTCTTAAGATGAAACTGTTTCCTGCTTGAATTTCAAACGAGCCTACAGCTTCTAATCCCAATGTTTTAACTTCTTTATTGTTTTCACGCAATAAAGAATTAGCTTGTTGTTGCAATTGGGATGAGTTTAAATCGGCATCGCTTACTGTTTCGACGATTTGCAGTCGTCCCCACTTTTCTATATTTCCAGAATGACTGGCCGTATAGACTTCCCGAGATTTTTTTTCAGAATCTTCTCGAATAACTTTGACTGCATTTGCCGAATCATCAATTGAAGCTTCATAATCATAATCAGTCATAAGTGAATTATCACCAATAACAAGCTTTGTGATCATACGATTATAAGAAAAAAACTCTAATGTTCCAGCGTTATCTCTAATACCATAACGCATACCGCTATAGTTAATCCTTGTGTCTTCTAACGAATCTTCTAGCATTGAAAAATAAGTTTTATTATCCATAACTGCTGCTGGACAATTATACGGCACCTGGTCTAAAACTTTATATTTTAAGCCCTGTGTTTCACATATTTTTTTAAATCTGTTAGACACACTAGACGCACCAAAAACAAGGGTATCCTCATTTTTTAAATATCGCATATTGTCATATGCAATAATTTGCCACAACATAGATTTGCTTTTTCGCCTAATAAAGACCTTTCCTTTAAAGAAAGTCTTGCCATCACTTTTGGCCTCAATAATATCTCCGCTACGAATGAAAACAACCTTATCAACATTAACAGAAAACTCAAATTTACCCGGCTGGGATGATGTTCCAGTTGTCCATCTTGGATTGCTCGCTATTTCTGAAATATCGTACATTTCCCTATTGTTTATACTAGTTTCCAGAATCTGTAAGTTCATTTGATTCTCCTCACGCTTCCAGCGGTAACCCATCCACGCCATCCACCATTTGTTAATGTTACATGATAGGGATGACTACGACCTTTTGCGATAAAATTAACTTTTCTCGTAGCATTAACTTCCGTTAGTCCTGGTCCTGATCCATAGCTGTCACGATGTAGTCTGCCATTGACAATCACTGTGCACCCAATTGTGATCTCTTGGGTGACGGTCGGTCTTGCTGGTTGTCGACTTACTTGTTTCGCTACTGTTTTTACATATTTAGCAGCATACTCTCTATACTCTTTTAGAGAAAGTGAATATTCTATATCCCCTGTTGAATCAACAATCGACCATGAGAATGATTCAATTGAAACAAGCATGTTAATTTTTGTGTCAGTAACAATAAATCTGATTGCTTTTTGGCTGTCCATAGCTTTTTCTAAAAGCAAAACATAATCTCCTGGTGGCAAAAAAGAACTGCCATTCATAACAAAACGATTGTCTTTGCTTGCAGGAAAAAAACAATCAAAGGATGCTGATTTTAATCCTTTGACAGCAAACTGGGTGATCTCTCCTAGCTTTACAACTTCATTTGATTCATTTCTGCTTGGAACATCGACTTTTATTGAACTAGGATTAACAGGAAGCATGTAACGCTTCCCACTAATCTCTAAATAGAATTTAATTGCCATACATGCCTCCTAACTTAGATCCGCGTCAATTAACTCAATTACTTTATCTTCAAATTTTTGAAGTAAAGCTTCTTCATCAATTGGCTCTCCATCCTTGTTGTCAATGTGAATCGTAACTTGTGGTACTACTTGCTTATGTTGGACCACTACCGTAGAACTTGTTGAAGCTTTCAGACGAGAGATGTCTTCATCATCAACATGAACACTGCTTGTGACAGTACCGTTGGCAGCAACTGTCGCAAGCTGATCCGGAATTGTTGCCATTACCAAAGCGTCACTTGCCTTTTGCACTAAATTTTGTGCTGCAAGGATACCATTAGCCAATCCTTCAGATACAAAGCCACCAATAGCCATCATAACTCGTGAAGGTGAATGGATATCCAAGGCGCTTCGAACTGTTGACGCAACTTTACTTGCTACTAACTGTGCCGCCGCAATTGCTGATCCTGCTCCTGCTTTAATCCCGGCAGTTAGACCGGACATCGCATAAGAACCTGCAGTAAACAGTTGACCCCTCAATGATGAAAAAGCACTAATAATTTGAGAGTTTCCAGCACGTGCCGCATTTGATGCAGCAGCCATGCCACTAGCAATAGTAGACGTAAATGTTGCCATCCCAGAAGTTCCTGCAGCCTGAATTGCGCTCATAGTAGCTGTAGTATTGCTTTGCATTGAGGAAAGATTCGAACTGAAATTAGCTGATAGTCCATCCATTCCTGTCATGCTTGCTTGTGTAGCTGCTACTACAGCATCAAACTGACTGACCAAGGATTGTAATACACCAATCATGTTTTGTAATCCACCAATATCAGCAGCTTGCGGTAACGTGTTCAGCTTTTGAATTACTGAATCAATAGCAGTAATTGCTGTTTCAATTCCTTGAGTATTGATTTCTCCACTACCAAAGTTCGCTATGGCATCTCGCACTAATGACAATTGAGAAATTGTAGAAACGACCTCTCCTAATTGAGATGATTTGACCATTGTACCAATCCAATTGCTTATTGAAGATGTACCAATCGTTTCAATCACATCGTTAATAGCTGTGATGCTTTCTTGCACTGCTGCTGTGTTGAATAAAATTCCTTGAAGTTTCGTAAATTGTTGGCCAATAGTTATCAATGCATCAATAGCCTGACTGACTTCGTTCAAAGTTCCTGTGTCTACTTTGCTGCCAAAGAAATTCCCTATCTTGTCCCATAGTCCTCCGCCTGTCAGCATATCAATACATGTCTGTGTGTCTGAGATTGCAGCTTGAACTGCAAAAACCGAGAAAACTGTGGTCTGTAGCTTTTGAAACTGGTTTCCGATTTTAATTAGAGTATCAACCATTTCTGATATTTTATTAAAAGTACCAGTATCTAAACCACTTCCTAGAAAGTTATTTAATTTAGCGGCAAGATTTCCATTAGTCAATAAGTCAATAGCTCCCTGTATATCAGTGATAGCTTTTTCCACTGCGCTTCTAGTAAATAAAACCAATTCAAGTTTCTTAAAGCTATTTCCAATTTGAATAAGCGTATCAACGATTTTAGCTATATTAGACGTAGTTCCAGTGTCTAGACTGCTATTAGCTAATGATCCAAATTTATTTAAGAAGCTTCCGCTAGTTAATGCATCTATGCAATATTGAATATCTTCAATCGCACCTATCACAGCAGTTCTTGAAAAAACTACAGTTTGAAGATCAATCATTGCGTTTCCAATATCTACAAACTTTGACAGATTTGATACTACTACCGTAGTATTTAAAAGCCCTACAGCATTACTAAATACACTGAAGATGTTACCTAGGTTTTTCTCAGAAAAATATCCTATTACTTCAGCAATATTATCGATCTTTGTTTTTACACCAGATAAATCATCTGGAACTTTGTTCTGAACTTGTTGCAATGCTTCTGCAACAAGAAGTAAATCACCAGCAACTGCTGCTATTGCCACCAAGCCTGCTACAACAATTGCTCCCCCAATACCAGTAGCCATGACCGATCCTATAACACCGGCTAGCACCGATAAGCTTCCAATAGCTATCGCCATATTTGCAATTTTAGAAGCGAAATCACCAATATCACTTGGTATCTTATCATTAACTTGTTTCATTGCTTCAGCTGCTAACATAAGTTCAAAACTTATCCCTGCAATTACAGCTAATCCAACAATAGCAGCAGCTGGATTTAATTTAGCTAATGACCCCGCCACTGTAACGATAGCTCCCATGCCTAGAAGAGCAATTGCCATGTTTCCAAGTTTAGTCCCAAAAGACCCAATATCTGTAGGCACTTTTGAATCAACTTGTTTCAACGCTTCAGCTGCTAGAATAATATTCACTGATAAGCCTGCTACACTCGCAAGTCCTGCGATTGCCTTAGAGGGATTACGTTTAGCAATCATCCCTGCGGTGGTAACAAAAAGACCCATACCGGCCAAAGCAGCGGCCATCATTCCTAATTTCACCGATAGCAATGGCAAATTTTCAGGAATTTTTTCGCTTACTTCTTTTAGTGCCTGAGCAGCTTGCTTAATTAGTAGGATGACACCAAAAACAAGAGCCAAGTTTGACGCACCTTTAGCAAATCCTGTAATTGTATCTAGAAAACTTGTCAAAGGGTTAGTTAATGCTTTTGCTCCCATATCAGCCGGACCAGCTGGCTGTGAGCCTGGTTTATTTTTGCCAAAACCAAAGATACTCAAAAAGTTACCAGCTAGATTGCCGCCTAATTTTCCAGTTGCAGATAAGACAGTTGTCAAGCCCTTTCCAAACGTAAGGAACGGGGATAGGACTCCTTTGCCGATTTTAAATCCAACAAAAGCCGCAGCCAATTTGGGCAATAATGATATTAATTTAGCTATTGAATCCGAATGTTTTTCAATAAAGCCTGCTAGTTTAGATATACTTTCCGTTATACTCTCTACAAAAGATTGAAAACCGCTAACGTTTTTTTTGCTACCAAAAGATCCTGTTAATTCGGACAGGCTTTTCTTTACCGCAGAAACTGCTTTTCCAATTGGTTCTTTTAAATCATTGAAGGCATTCTTGAGAACATCTATATAAGGCATGAGCTTCTCAATCATTCCTGGTAGTCGATCAAGAAATCCGGCTTTTTCGCTATTACCATTGATTGCGGCAAAAACATTCTTTACCATTTGTTTTACGCCATCTAAATTCTTAGCAATATTTTTTCCAGTAATCTTCTCGACTAAGGAATCTATTTTCCTGATAGATCCTTCAACACCGTTCGTAACAGCTGTTCTGATATTCTTGAAGCTAGTCTTAATACCTTCAGATCCAATCAAAGCCCGCTCGGCAAAGCCACCAGCAGCTTCACTCATCTTGATTATTCGATTGTTGAACTGGTCAAAAGTTATGTTTCCATCTTGCAATGCTTTATATAAATCATTCTGAGCCGATCGTCCAGCAAAACCAAAAGATTCAGCAACTTCATTGAGTGCAACACCCATAGTGTCTTGAAGTGAGCGCCATGATTGCATGTCTACTTCGCCTTTACCCAGCATCTGAATATACTGCTCGAGACCTTGCGATGCTTTTGCGGAATCAGAGCCGGAAGCCAAGAATGCATTGTTCAAAGCTAGCGTTGTCTTAGTAGCTCCATCAAGATCCTTGGTCATTGTTGCAATACGTTGTGTGGTACTTACAACTTCGCCCAGGGTTGTTGGCAATCCATCAATACCAGCAACCAGTTTATCTTTTGCATTAGCAGCTTGATCCGCACTAAAACCAACAGCTTGCATCATTTTAGGGAATTGATTTAATGTATCAAAACGATCGATGGCACCATCAAGCGAACTTTTGACTGTGTTTACTATCGCACTTGCCGCCTTCATCAATCCAATAGCAGCAACAAAGCTTTTCACGCCATTTGTAGCTTGTCCTGTGGATTCTTTAATACCTGAAAAGCCTGATCTTAAATCATGGCCAAACCGTTTGAATGAATTCTTCGCGCCATTAAATGCATTTCCCAAATTGCTACCAAAGTTTTTGACATATCCGGAAACTGTTTTAAAAGCAGATGAGACACCTGATCCAAAACCTTTTGCAGCTGATACTACAGAGTTAAAAGCAGAATTAGCAGCATTTCCCAATCCAGAAAATAATGATGAAACTTTACTTGTAACTCCACTAAATGCCGAAGATATTTTTGAGGTTACACCTCCAAGATTTAACTTTGACGAAATTCGATTTCCGAAGTTCCCAAATAGCGATAAGATTCTCTCAGTTGTCGAGCGAACTACATTCATCACAACATCTAGTCCACTTTTGATGCTCAAATTCATCTTACTAACAGCACTAGCAGCTGCTGTGGCCATTTGCTGTAACGCTTGAGCCGGTCCAGCTGCTTTCTGTTTAAATGAGCTCATAGTCTGTGTTGTATGGTTCAAAGCGCTATCGATTGTTTTGAGAACTGCGGTGAATTGATCTCGAAGCTTTAAACTAGCTTCTAGAGATGCCATAGAATCCACCTACTTCTTGATTTTTTTATTTGCTTTTTCTTCTGCTTCAAGATTGATATCTATAAAAGCCATAACAATCGCTTTTTCTCTTTTGGGAAGATTTGAAAAAACAGACGGCGTCATCCCGTTTCTATGGTATGCATGATACGCATACCAAAACTCACCGGATTCGCCGTCCTTCATTATTTTTTTACATCTTCTTTAAGATCATCTTCGTCTTCATTAAAGCCATTAAGCTCTAATACTTCTTTGGTCAAGTTTGCGTACTCTCCCGCTAAAAGCATTGCCTTTAGAGTATCTGTCGCTGAACCTTCCGTTTTATAATAAGCCTGTAGATCTGCATCTTGTAGATCTGGAGTTTTCACGCACCGTGCTAGCAAAGCATCTCCATACTTATCTGTATCAAGATCCTTGATCGTATTTCCGGATTTGCTCCGGCGCTTAGTCGTGTGAACTTTCTTTAAACGATCATTCTCTGTTTCGGAGATTGCCTCAATGACAAAAGGTTCTGGAAACCGTTCAATTTTGATTTCTTTTGTATCCCCGATTACTTCCATCATAAAACTTTTGATATTCATGTGTGTTTCCTCCTAAAAATCATCCTAATGTTGGTTCAACAAATTGATCTAATAAATCAGCATCTGCAAAGGTAAAGTCAACGTCTTCATCCAACGTCTCTGACTCAATGTCTAATTTTGCAATAACAATCGTGTCAAAAATGACATCACTGATCAATGTAGATTGACGGCCGATTGTGCTATTTGGATCATCATTTGTAATTTTGATCGTAATTTCTGGAATTTTACCTGACTTTAAGTAATTGATTCCGATAGTAGCAAATTCACTGGTTACCTTATGAATCGTCATAGATCCGGTACCATTTGCGCCTGTTACTTTTTGCTGATTCATTCGTTTGCCAAGAACCGGTACTTCTGTTTTAATCAGTTCAACCTTGGCCTCAATATTCTTTAACCAAAACATCGGAATGTTTCGACCGTCAATGGTCATGAAGGCTGTTCCTTCACGACCAGAAATAACGTCACCTGCTTTTAAAAATGGCATAGTTGTTCAATCCCCTTTCTTATAAAACCTGTACTGTCATGTAGAGTTTTTCCATTGCATCAACCGGTTGTACTTGAACATTCAATACAATTGAATCCTTGTCATTACCAGCTTCTACAGAAACATCCTCTGCGGAAAAATTAGTAATTGCGCCGGCTCCTTGTAGAGAATTAAAGTAACTAATCCGATCAGCTTTAAACAATTCGCGTCCATCTTGATCCGCATTAACTTTGCCAATGAAGTTATCTTCAAAGGTTTTCTTCGAGTTGTTAGCCATGTCATCCAATACACGAAGAATTCGATTTTTAGAAAAGTCTCGGCTCTTTTCAGTGGTAAATGATCGCAGACTGTTAATATCCTGCTCAACTACTGCTGCTCCTCGTTTTTCAGTAAAGACAAACTCACCAGCCTGTAATGCATCAATAATCTCTGAGTTTAAATACCGCTGTGTAACGTCAACTGCCCCATCATAATTCTTATAGGTCAACGAAGTAGCAACACCAGCTGCTGCTGAGGCGCCAGCCACCCATGCAGTTGCTTGTTCTGCTGTGATCCGAGTACCATCTGACAAGATAACTCCATTTTTAACATTGATAACCGCTTCGTTATTTGCAGGATAACCAGCAATAACCAATTGGCATTTTTTCCCTTCTTCATTTCGCATACGATCAATGAAAGAAGCTCCCGCTGCTTTTGTTACTTCGTCTTGCACTGGCAACGCGATCGTATTAAAGTCAAATACTTGAATCTTACTAAAGAATTTCATGTAATCACTTGCTGTTGCTGCTGTATTTGTCCCGTTTTCAAGAACGATAGAAAATGCAGTAAGTTCGCCTTCACCTGTAAAAGAAACTAACCGATTGTCTGCCAGTTCCTCAATGTTTTTTGCAGTTTGGTTGTCAACTAAACGACCTTCTAAATAGGTCTCCACATCGAATGCTCCTGTAATATTCACATTTTCTTTTGAAACAACGCTAATATCATTACCTCGAGTTCCACCGTACAAAGCTTTAACAGATAGTGATCCTTCAACAGCTGCTGCTTTCCCTCCAGTTCCTACTCGATAAATTAAAACTGTCGCAGCTTGCTTTAATGCTTCACGTAAAAGCAAAAGTTTTTCATGAGTGAGATCGTATCCTAAGCGAGTTAGATCCGAATTCACATTAATTTCAATCACTTCATTTTCTGGACCAAAGTCAAGCGCTAATGGCAAAGCCACGACCCCTGCGATAGATTCAGATGTCCCTAAATTCCCATTCGAACGTACATTCACGTATGCTCCTGGTCTCACTTTATTTTGTGTTGTCCATGTTCCACCGGCCATATTATTTCACAACTCCTTTTTTGATTTTTTCCAAAGCTTTTCTAGCTTCATCAATCGTATACTTTTTATCTTCTAAAAATCCGCTCAAGAAGTCCCTTTCTATTGGTGAAAACTCCTTAGATCGAAGCACATCTTCTTTAAAAAAGCTTTTTTCTTCGACCGTTTCACTTGGAGTAATGACTTCTTCAGATTGCTCAACATTTTTTCTAGTTTTAGCCACGTTTCAATCCTCCTTTTTGTTCAAATGATTCTATTTTTGATACTCCACTATCAAAAGCAACTCGATATCTGATTTTAAACGTAAAAATGAGCGTACCAGATTCGATTTTAGCTTCTCTATCGAGTAGCCCGACTGATAAATCATCAAGACGACTAAACTCGTCTAGTAGCTTGCTACGCATTTTTTCACACTGTTCTTTCACACCAGGATCATCTGTTGTTGTATCAGGAAACCACATCACACAATATAGGTGTTTGCGATTCTCATATGACATCAGTTCGCCTTTGCCATCCGCCATAATCTCGTATACATAAAAAGACGGCTCTTGGAATCCTTGTTCCTGATTTTCTCGATAAATAACTGCATCAGGAACAATTCGAGAAAGCTCATTCGCAATTGCTAACGTTACATCGATCATGAAAAACCAAATCCTCTCAAATATTCTTCATACGCCGGACCAACAATTTTTGGCAATTGATCGAGAATTTCTTCCATCGTGATCTTCAAGAAGAACTGACCTTCCACCCATCCAGAATGATCTGCTTTCCTATGACCGTTCTCAACAAATGATGCATACTCCGTATTGTTTGAGATTGTAACAACATATCCATCACCAGTGCTTTCCACACCGTCAAGGATCCAGTTCCTTCTCAATTCTCCACCTGTTCGTGCTCTGCTAACAGCTTCAAAAACAAGCAGCTTTCCATTCGAGACGAAAAATACAGAATTATCATATTTACCGACTGGCGTTTTCATTTTCACTTCTCGAATCATAAGATTTCCTAGTTTATTCATGACATCGACGATAAACGTTTCTTCTTGCAAGTTCTTATGAAACTGATTCGCAAATTTCAAGAATTGATCAAACTCAAAATCACTCATGCCTGTACCTCACGCACTATAATGATCTCCTGATGAGTGTGATAACTCGAAAATCCCTCAGCAGATCGCTTATAGTCCCTCGATTTGCCATGTGTGTCGGTAATAGAGATACGCGATCCAGCAGGGATAACTAGGTCGGGATCACAGTAGAGCATCGTATTGTAAATTACTCCCGCAACATTACCATCACTGACTGGTGATAGTTGTTTTTGAGAGATCCGGCAAGGATGATTTCTGATCGCATCTGTCCACTTTGACTTTGTTACTGATCCGACTTTCTCAGGTTTGTTAACAGATACGGTCATTGTGCAATCGTATTGCTTTTCGAATTCTCTTTTTGCAAATTCTAAGATGTTCATCTGATCACCTCAATCGTCTAAACTGATTCAGGATCCTGGAATAGTTTCTAGAAAAAGAAGGCAACTGCATCATTTTTTGATACGCCTCTGCCTTAGTTTCTTTTGTAATTGAGAAATCCCCTTCGCTTAAAGATTTCGTTTCCCCTTCAGCTTCTGTCGCTTTTAGAAAAAAACCTGTTTCATTAATGAGATCAATCGACATCAAAACTGTAGTGTTATCCAAAGCCACCGGCCAGTCTTCTATTTCAAAATGACAATAGTTCAGGATGTCTTGAATAGCTGTTTCAATTGCAAACAAAAAGACATCGTTTGAACCATCGTCATCGATGCCTTTCAGTTTCTTCAATTTTTTTAAAATGCGTTCTTTCAGCTCTTCCATACGATCACTTATCCTTCAGCTGGTGGAGTTACTTCTTCTAGATCAGCACTGATTTTGTGACGTAAGCAAACCAAGCCGATTTTCTTGTCCTCGCGAACTTTCTTCCAGTTTTTAGGCAAAGCTAGGTCAGAATTTGTTGGTGTTAGCCCTGAAACTTGAGCATTTTCAAAAGCCAAGCCGAAAGGATGAATTACGCGAGCGCGTCGAACATAAAGCATGTTGTTCCCTTTCGCTTTGTCTCGATCAGGTTCATAAGTCACCATATCTGTTGGCGTTGCAGTATTTCGACCAAAAGCACCTGTCGCATAAAGATAAGTATCATAAATGCCATCTGCATCTGGTAGTAATGCATCATCCTCTACAACACGCATACCGAGATACGTATCAAATCCAGACTTAGAATCACTCGCTGGAATAAAATGTTTTGTTTGAGTATTTTGCTTTTCCAGTTCTGCTTTTACCTTAGAGTGCATTGCAATCACTGATAGCTTGCTTCGAGAAGTTCCTAAAATCGATCGTGCATCAATGACCATTTCAGGACAGATTACTGGATTCTTGGACGTTGATTGGTCTGATACGTGAGTATCTGCCAACGCCCCTTTGTTTTGTCCTGTTCCTTTTGCGAACAACGCTTTGATGATCGCTTGCAAAATTTCTTGATCAGATTCAATTGTATATACACCAAAGTCGTTTAAAATTTGAGTCGCAGGATTTGATCCAGAGACAATCGCAGCTAAATCAGTGTAAGCAGCACCTGTCCCACGATATAAAACAGGAGCAACTTGTTTACGTGCACTTGTTTTGCCGGTTTCTAATGCTGTATCTTCTTCTAATACTTGGTCAACCAGCGCTGTCTTGCTCCATTCTGGCATTGTGACTAGCAAGCCACCTGCTACGATCATTTGATCCAGAGTAGGTGTCGGTACTAAGATGCCCGATTGGATAAATGCTGAGTGTTGCTCTGCGTACCAATTTGTATATTTTGTATACTGTTCCGGAGTAATAGTATCCAGAATTTTTGTAATTTCATTCGCCATTATTCATTTTCCTCACTTTCAATTTGTTGACGTAAGAAACCATCCACGTCACCTTTTTCCATTGCTTCGTCAAAAGAAGCATAATTTGTTGCAGCCTGTCCTGCAGAAGGGTTATATCCACCTTGCTTAGTGCCTAAGTCAAACAGATATGCATCTGATTTTTGTAGCGATTCAATTTGTTCCTTCGCACCAGATAATTCTCCGTCTTTAAAAACAATTTTTTCATCATCCAACAATGCAGCAACTGCTTTAGGATTTTTTACTTTTGCTTCAGCAAGCAATGCTGAAAGGGCCGAATCACGTTGCACTTTAGTGAGCGATTCCTGATATTTTTCTTCTTGTGCCGCATTTTCCTTTTGCAGCTCTTTTAGCTGTTTTTTCAGCTCTTCATTATCGCTGTTGTCTTTCTGCAGTTTCTTCAAGTCCTCAGCATTTTTTGAAACCTGATTCTTTAGTTCTGTTTCCGACTGCTGCAAAGTAGCAATCTGAGTGTTAAGTGACTGAACAGTTTGACCATGTGCTGCCATCACCGCATCCATTTGCTCATCAGACAGTCCTAATTTTTTTAGCTCTTCTCTTTTCATATTGTTCATCCTTTCGAGATTTTACGGTGCAACGACACCGGTTGGATTTGGTAGTTTAACGACGTTCCGGTCGATTTTTGACAAAATAAAAAGCCTAGCAAACTAGACTATAAAATACCTAAATCCTCAAGTTCCCATACTTCTTCTAGTTCATCATCATCCATAGAGAGCACTCCTTTTTTGGATACAAAAATAGCACTCAATCACAATTAAGTAATCGAGTGCTACTAGTGTAGTCCTCTTCTCTTCATTTCCGCTTCAATCAAATCTGCTTCTTTCTTAGTAAGGTCGACTCCAGCCCATGAATATCTTAACTCCTCATTAGACAATTGAGCAATATCTTCAGCAGTTGTTTCCGGTCTCTTCCAATTTAATTGATCTACTACCATTTTTTGGAATTCCTCTTCAAAAGACATGAATCTCATCCTTTCCAAAGCATCTTGATAACCATTATTTCACGATTGGCAAGTTGCCTTATTTCCGCTCCCATTATCTCATAGAATGAGCCTTTGTTCAAAATCATTTCACTTTCAATATGGTTTTCTGTGACGAAAACTTGAGCACCTTTAGGTACTTCGATTTCCATTTTTATATTGCGTACTTTATTAAATAGGTTTTTAGACGGAACAAGGCTTGTAGAAACAAATCCAGAACTTTCAAATGTTGCTGAACCAGAGTTGAAGTGTTTCAATAGATTCTCAACTGATATGCTTCCAATCTCCCGATAATGTGATTTTGCATAGTCTTGCAGCCAACTATTTTCAACCCATCTATTTGTAGATACAGCCTGTTTTAAGGTGTTCTTCTTAATTACTCTATCAAGCACACGAATAGTGTTCTTGCTGGCATCAGAAAGATTGATTTCATTATTTCTCAAAAACTCATTAATTTTAAATGAGTTTGTTGTACCAATGTAACCATCTTTACCCTCATATAGAATCTTTTTGTCTCTTGCTGAAACTTTTCCAGACTGCTTAATAAACTTGTCAAAATCTTCTTTTTTAACTTTGGCGTATTTGGTCTTAGAACTCTTTGCGTCTTCTTGTGCCTGTTTTATTTCATCGGTGTTCGATTTTTTCCACTGATCGAAGGTTTGATAATTCTCAACTGATCCTTTGCCAGTGATTGGATCTCTATGCCATCTTGACTTAGATTTCCACCCATCTATGACAGGAACACGAGTACAACGACAATTCGGGTGATCCGGACAACTGGGAATGTATCCAAGCTTCTCCTTCAACTCTTTTGAAGTCTTACCATCAAATCCACCACATCGATCACAGGTATGAGCTTCAAGAGTAGCAAGCCATTCCCACTCCTCCACACCTGTTTCCGCCATTGCTTTATCATTGGCCACCTCAGCTAAATGGGCCGATTCTGTTTGGACTAGAGTTGTCATTCTATTACGCAACACAGAATCGATTCCAAACATCATTTCTTTGACCGTACGATCCACGCCCCAGCCATGTAGGATTGATAAGGACATCGTTTTTGACAAGCGATCCGGAATGGTTTTTAGATGGTTTTTCCAAATTCTTCCTGAAAAGTTATTTCCTTTCCACGGTTTGGATATGGCCACTTGCAATGCATAGCTACTATACCGACTAAAGTCCAAAGAAAAAGCACCCTGATCGGTCAGCTCATAGATCTGACGCAGGTAGCTCTCATTAAGTGATTCTTTTAAATATGATTGCAGCGCTGCTTCTTGATTGTTTGCCATCTCGGCAAGTTCGAAGTAAAGCTGTCGCTGTAGTTGTTCAAGACGGCTGATCCTTGACTTAAAATACTCACGATTTAACTCTTGCTCGTAACCGCCCGATATTGCTTTTTGCCGGAATTGCTCCAATGTCATTGACCAGGTCTTTTGTTCTTTCTTGGACAAAATCTGTTGTGCTTCTTTAGATGAAATTTGATCGTTATCGGCATATCGGTCGATCCATCCTTTTATCTCTTTGTACATTGACTTTGATAAACGCCTGTATTCTTTTTGCATCTGTCGGATATAATCTTGGTCCTTTCGATCACGATCAATCGAAATCTGCAGGTAACGCTTTTGCCAATATCTCATTTAGATCATTCCTCCGGTCGATAATCATCCTCTCCTCGATATTCTTTTTCACGCTCTTCTTTTAGATTTGCGACCTCTGTCTCCCAATTTTCAACAATCGGGTTAGCCTTGGCAAGATTCTCTTCGCTCGTCACCGGAGCAAGTTTGCTGACAATGTCTGCTTGTTCAAGGTCATTGTTTATAGCAGAGCGAGTCCAGGTCTGTTTGATTGTAACGTTCGCATCTTTGCCAGAATACTCTAGAATAAAACGGACCAAATCAGCGAATCCTAACCGGAATTCCGTTTCTAGCATCGACGCTTTAAGTTCTAATAATGAGTACATATATTTTAAAGCAGCACCGCTGTTGTTCTGGCCAATATTTTTCTGAGGATCCACACCTTGTCCGTGGACAAATATACTATCTCGCGTCATTTCCAAAATCTTTGATCGTGCTTCAATTGGAATATCAATAGCGAGTGTCTCAACTCCTCCTTTAGCTCCTTGGCCATCATCTTCGACCTGAACCATTTTGTATTTTTTCAAGTCATTCAAGAATTCCTTTTTATCTTCCCCACCATAATTGGTCAACACATAAATGATTTCTTGAATATCGTCAACATCATTAACAAAACCAGAAAAGACCTTGTCGTAGACGTCAATCAAAGCTTTATACATTTCCAAATCTGGTTGTTGTAGAGGATTATTTCTCAAAGGAATGAATGGTAATCTTGACCATCCGTGTTTATAAGTATTTGTTGCGCCCGCTGGTTGATTCGTTGCAATATCTATGAGATTAAATACCTCGTATTCCTCTAGACTATCGAGTGTCTTGCTTTTTTTTCTAGAATAAGCACTACACTCTTCGTTATTCCAATACTCATAAACCAATAAAACATCTCCCGCATCATCGTAATCCTCATATACTCTCAAAATCCCTTCTAATTGATTAGATAATCGCTTGGAGTAAATTGGTATGATCTGCTTCGAATCAATGACTGCATATCGAAAGAAATTCTGGTGTTCTTCATCTATCCACACATGTAACCATGCAATCCCTGCATTACTAGCATTGATACATAGATCTTTAGCAACTTTGGGATAGACATCCCCTAACAACTTTACGATTTCCTCATTTAAGTGTTTGTCATCAACGTCAAACAAAGGCGGAACCGTCATTGCATATGCAGCCTTTTGATTCACTAGAAGTTGATGAAACGAATGACTGATACGATTATCAGCATTCCTCAAAGGATTGTCGGGATCCTTATCTTTAATTCTATCCGCCAAAGGATTTCGCCTACGTAAGATGTCATTTTTATTTTCATAATATAGTTCTGATTTTCTGATTTTTCGAATTTTACTGGGAAACCCCTTCAGATTCTCACTAATGATTTTCTTGACTGTTTCAATGTCCAAATCGCAACACCTCCTATTTCATAATTCTCATACCTGCAGCACGAGTGCGCAGTATTGTGTAAATGAAGTATCGATCAGCATCCATACAATGGTCATGCTCTTTAGTGGGCTTATCTTCCCCACGTTCGGCAGCTTTCTTGTCCCATATATATGATCCAAACTCAACAAACGTGTGCTTACACTTGCTAGACCATTTAACTTTATGCGTGTCCATGCAGGCTAACATAGTTCGGATGCCGTCTAGTACATCGTTCTTTGCTGACTTAACGATGAAACCAGCCTCTATTAGAGCCGCCTTGAATGATGCTGCCGAAGGATCTAAAAGAATCTTTGTTTTTTTCTTGCTTAATTCATGATCGGAAAAGAATTTTTCCATATCGATTACAAACTGAGCGTCTGTCTTTTGTTTACTGCTTTTTCTTCCAGAGTAGTAATACTCATCTCGACAATACCAAAATGGCAACTCAACGCCTTCAGCATTTAACGGCAATCCCCACAGCTTGAACACTGTGGCATTTTGAGTACCATAATCGACACTGACATAGTTTTTCTTGTAAGTCGTCTCAGGCGGCAAATCAATAACCATTATAGACTTGTCGAAGTTGTCAAAGATAATCCCCTTTGACAATACCCACAGACCTCGAATAAATCGATCAAAGAAAACACCAGAGTACATTCTTTTATAGCGATCAATAACTCGTTGGCTTAATGATGGATTGTCATCCATTGTAAAATGGATCCGTATCGCGTTTTTATCTGTAAGTTTATCGATCCACTCTAACTTAAACCAATGATGAGGACCAGCTGGATTACAGTTAAACCATAGCTTACTATCGTCTTTATCACATCGTGCAGTTGCCTGATTCACAAAAGATTGAGGCATTAAGGCTACTTCATCAAAAAAGAATCCTGAAGCTGTCAGACCTTGAACTAGATCTTGTGAACTTTCATCCCGTCCACCGAACAAGAAAAAGTAATTGGTCTTGCCATTACGACTGATTTCAAGAATGTTATCTGTTCGATTGTCTTTAATCGAATAGCCTCGCCCCCGAAGCATCTTCTTTAATGGACGAATAACGTTTCTTCTTAATGATCCGATTGTCTTTCCGGCCATCCCGAATTGTTCTTCGTCAAACTTAGTCATTGACCAAATAATAAATGATAAGGACATGATGACTGTTTTACCAGCACGAACAGATCCATCACAAATGATTGCTTCTTTATCCTTGTACTTTGGGTTTTCCCACCAGGAGAGAACTTGCTTTTGCTTTTTAGAGAACGGTTGAAATTTAAACACAACCGACATCTTAGGCTTACGATTCGATGTTGTCATCGTCACCCCACACCTCTCTATCAGTTGCTACATTCTTAATTGCATCAATAAATCCATCATCTGCAATCTCTTCTGGAGTCATGTCCCCATTTTGGATTTTAAGTCGTCTGATCTCTACATCTAGTTTTTCTGATTGGCGATCAAATAGTGTTCTCCTATTTTCATTCAAGAGAATTTCGTTCATCTGCTTAACCGCTCTTTGTAATTGAGCACTGACCCTAGTCAATGCCTCCTCAATGGATAGTACGTCTTCAATCTTTCGAAAAGAATGTTCTTTCATTTCTGTCAAAACTAAGTCAGGAACTTCAACTTGAATTTTTTGACCTGACTTCTTAGATTCCACAAGTGTTTTCCTGCCACGTAATTCGTAAAGCTTTTCTAGCTCCCTTTCGTTTAACCCCGCTTCTGCATCAGCAATACGCTTCATCATCCGGCGCTGTCTTATTTTTAATAGCCGCACCTCTTCTGACATAACAAAAAAAGGATCATCATTCAAATTCGAATAAAGATCCTTCTCTTCTTCAGTTAGATAGTCCGCAAATATGGTTTCATATTCACCTGTTTTCAATGCGTTTTTGTTGCCAGATGGCGGAGATGCCTGTTTGTTTCCTTTGTTTCCTCTGGCATTTTGATTCCCCGGCGGCGCACCTCCTCGATTGGTAACGTTACTTTTCGCATTGGTAACATTACCTTTCAATTCTTTTGCCCATTTATCCTGTGATTTCCACTTTCGGATTTGAGAATCAGAAACGCCAAGTTCATCCGCGATATCCTTCAAAAGCTTTTCGCCATTAGATTTCAGCCAAATTTCTCTTGCTTGATCCCTTCTTGGATCTCGTTGCCTAGCCATTCAATATACACCACCTCACAATCATTAATTTGTTGAGTTTTGTTTTCTGATATTTCGAGCTGCCATTATATCTCAGCGCTTTTGCTAACTGTCCATGATATAATCATTGAAAAAAAGGATGTGCCCTATGGATAATAATATAGAAATCAACCAACTTGTTGCTGAATTGAGTGAAATCAATAAAAACACTTCGCTTGATTCTTTTGAAAAAAGAAAATTACAATCATATGTTTTCATAGCAAATTGCAACGGCCCTTCTGACGAATACAAAGACTTAATGTCAGATGTCACACATTTGTCTTTTCAGATTCAAAATTATCTACAAGAAAATAATATAGATCTTAAACAGACAGTTTTAGATTCATCTGAATTGACTGATGAATCTAAACAAGTTCTACTTTCTTACACTTCCGATCTAAAATATTTAACGCCTCGCGGTGGCTTTATTGAATTATTACCAGGGTTAGAGTTTAGCCAAGATACTGTAGAAGCTATAAAATTTTGGGTGTTGTTAGCAGGAAGTTTTGTAAATCTTCTCGCTATTTCACCTAAGTCCATAAAATCTATACAAGATATAATTTATAAACACTACGAAATTCAAAATATCAAATTAAAGAATCAAAAAGAAAAAATTGAATTGTACGAAAAAAAGAAAAATCTCACCAGATCAGAGCGTCATAAATATTAACTTAATTCTCAATATCTTTTAAGCATCGAGTCTGCTTCAATCCTTCTCTAGCTGCTTTTCCCGTTTTTCAAGATATTCTAAAACTATAGGATTTTGAAGGAGTTGATAAGCTTGTGAGCTTGCAGACGCAGGACTATAGCCAGCTTCAATGGCGGCCTGCGTCTGGTTCTTTTTTCGATTTTTAAGGTAATTATCTACGAAAAGTTTCTGTTGCCTTGTAGGGCCTCTCACAGCCATTTAAAATCACACTCCTTTGCACAACGTCTCTAAGGTAGATAAAAATTATTCATTTGGATTATTAATAATAAAAAATCGAATAAAATCTCTGCCAAATTTAGATATTTTCAATCTGTCTTTCGCTTTTAGTCTAACTTTACTTTTATTTGACAAGGTTTTAATTTTAGCATTTCTCGCACCAGATAAAGCTTTTATGATACTCTCCGTAGACCCTCTGATTTCATCAATTGCAACTTGAAGATTATTTATATCTTTAACAAGCTTATCATCATACTCATTTTCCATCAGACCTAATCTATTTAAATTCTCCCTTATTGCAACATATTGATCGTAGTTAATATCAAAAGCTTTAAGTAACTCTTCATAATTGCTATACCTGTCTCTTATACACATCTCCGAGCCCACGAGACCGGAGCCTATCT